AATACGAACTACCCGCACCGGCAAGTTAGATTTAATGTATGAGCTTATGTGTTTTTGTAGCGCATTTACTGGCAATTTTTTGCCAACAATGTCACGTCCGGCTGTATACAGCATGGTATAAAGATTATCGCGATCTAGTTGACTCCAGTTAAAACTCTCACGCATTTTGCTCTCCAATTGGACCAAGTATTTAGTGAAAAAACAGGCAATAAAAAGCCCTGTTGCCAGGGCTTGAAAATCCTTTGCGGATTGTTATATTATTTGGCTACTGCAAAAAACTTAGAATAATCAACGTTTTTAGCGGCTTCTACTGTTTGCTTAGACAACTCTAAACCAGTGTTATACATGGTTTTGGTAAAGTCAGCATAGGTGTCAACTAAGGTTTCTAAGTTGGAACGAATATCTTTGTTGTCGATATAGGTCAATGGAGTCTTGCTTGCTTTTGCTGCTTGGTCTACGATACTGTTGAATTGAAACATGGTAAATCTCCTTGTATTAAGCGAGGGTTTGTGTTGGCCCGACCGTCGGCACCAACTTCTTTTCTCTACTGTATTTAGCAATTATACACGACCCTGCCGCAATTTCCTAGTGGTTTTTACTAGTGAGCGATCACTAATTTTATGTCCGTAATTTTGCCAAACCCAGGAATCTAAGAATAGTTATATACATCCAACCTATATCAAACTCAAACCAATTCTTGCTGAGCCGGGCACTCGCTGGTTCCAAGTGGTGGTTGTTATGCAGCTCTTCGCCACCAATAACAATACCCCAAGGACTAATGTTGCGACTATGATCTTTAGTATGTCCATTTCTATATCCTATCCAATGTCCTACGCCATTAATTACACCTGCAGCCCAGAATGGTATCCACAGCATTTGTATGCCCCACACTACAAGTCCCCACCATCCAAATATTAAGGTGTTGAGCACAAGGAGAATGCCAATGCCAAGTCTGGAGTGAGCACTGTATAAGTGAAGCTCCAGCCAATCAGCAGGAGTGCCACGACCGTATGCGTCAACCATGACACGATCTTTGCTTGCTTCATGATATAACCCGGCTCCTTTAAAGAACACACGTCGAATACCGTATACATGCGGGCTGTGTGGATCGCCCTCTACGTCACTGAATCTGTGATGCTTGCGGTGTATGGCTACCCACTGTTTAGTTACCATACCAGTAGTTAACCATAGCCAAAAGCGCATAAAATGTGCTAAAACCGGATTGAATTCTACTGCTCGATGTGCTTGACTGCGATGCAAATAAAGGGTAACACAGGCTATGGTGATGTGTGTCATCACCAGGGTTGCAATAATTGTCGACATTAATTACTTATCAAAGATCTACTGTGCAATAACCAAATATATAATCATTGCTACAATAGCACATGCCGCAATCTTTTCTCCGTATTTTTCTGCAAAATCGTCAGGCATGATCATTTGTATAAGGCTTTGGCTTCTGTAATACGTCCTTGACGGGTCAAATATGCTGCGGCTCTGGCTTCACCCCAAGCTTCTACGATTTTCCAAATAACTTTCATCATAGTCCGCGCCCCCAGTGTTGCGCTTCAGTCTCATATTGACGTTGCCAATAGTCCACGTCTGCGGCATTGGCTGGGTTTTTACTGCTGATGTATTGCTCTAAACGACTCTGATAGTTCTGTTTTGGGAACATTTCTGCTAAACGTTCTAATATTCGTTCTAATAACATTGTGTGTTTTCTCCATAGTTTTGTAGAGGCTCTTGGCTTCTACAAATTTATTTATGCTGTGGCGCAATAATAGTCAGTGTTTCTACTGAGAGATTATCATTATAAATAGTATTATGGGATCATTTAATAATAGCAGAGCATACGCCAGGTTCAAAAGACTTTTTGTTGGCCCTTTATATCCACGATCTGTAAGGAGACAAAGAGAAAAAAATGTTGAAAAAAAGTATGGTAATAAGCCATTGGATTTAGAAACTAAAAAACCAAGACTTGATCGTGGCGATATTCGTTTAATTTGTGATCGAAAAGCACTTCATAAAAAAATTACTCCTTATTGGGCAGATTTAGATCAAATTAGACAAATATATTTAGAAGCCAATCATTTAACAAAAGTTACCGGAATTCCCTATGTGGTGGACCATATTATTCCTAGAAAACATCCACTGGTGTGTGGACTACATAATCAATTTAACCTACAGATTTTAACTCGCAAAGAAAATTCATTGAAATCTAATAGATTTGTAATTGAATAATATGCCCATAAATAATCAACAAGGAGAGTTATTATGCTATCGTTTTTAAAGAAAATTTTTGGTCCAAAACCAACTGAAGCAAGTCCGGCACCTTATAAGGTCGAACCACCAGTGGTCGAAGTTGCGCCTACGGTTAAAAAAGTTGCTAAAACACCCGCAGTTAAAAAGACCACAACTCGTAAACCACGAGCTCCTAAAGTTTAATTCAACCAGTATCGTACAAGCCCGATACTGTCAATAACGACTAAGAACACAGAGTTGGCCATTAGGCCAAAGCTGCGTCTGGTCCAACAAGCCCAAGCACTGGCACAACATCCTGAAATAAAAATCGTGTAAAGTGGTACTACTGGAATATCGGGCACAGTGGCCGCGAATATCACCGCTGATATTACACTACAAGCCCAAGCAAACACTTCTGCACAAAAACGCACTCGATTGCTGGACCAATCACGCCGGATATATTCCCAAGCATTGGCTGCACCTACAAATATAAAATCCATTACATCCATCTCCACAGAAACATTTCATAATCACGTTTGTTGTAAAAATATATTGTTTTATTTTTTACAAACCAACGTTTTGCACCGAGTGGGCCGTAAGTTTCAACCACCCAGGCTAATACCCGAGTAGGAACTCGGTGCAACTCAACACCGTGGTATTCTACCGATGTGTCCATGTTAAACTAAACAAAACAGCGTCCTTAGGATCTTCAAATTGAAATGCAAACCCTTCAGTTGACTTCCACCCATGCACATGATATCTGCTGGGACTACCGTGTTGATCGCACCAACTGTATATTTCATTTATATGTGGACTATTATCTTCCAGTAACCAATCCCATCTGACCACACACTCAGACCAATTAGGCGGTGGCCAAAGTTTTAACTGTATCATCCGCTAGTCCCAGTTCCACAGCCCTGTTATAAACCTGAGCACTGGCCAAGTTCTTGCCCTTGCTTTCACACTGTATATCAAACTGATTCCAGAAAGTCAAGGCCCAATCAGTAACTGGTTGATTCCAATAAAAATCACTGTGTGCCCGCATCTTTTGTTTTTTATAGCCCGACTCTAATAGTTGAGCATGATCCGGTATCACATTTACTGGATGATCAACCAGCACATCTTCTCTACTTACTGAATAATGCAGGGCTGGCCTCACACCGCGCCACGAATCAATTATGCGAGCAAGTCTATGATCGGTGGCTTGAATGTATTCTCCTGTACGAATCCAGTGATGGTGTATGTCAAGCACAAGGGCACAATCTTCTGCGAGTTCAAGACTTGAATCGATGCCCCAGGCGTTTTCGTCGTTTTCGATTGTGATCGAGTTTCTTGCTTCAGGCGAGAGTCGTTTAAGTGCGTCTTTGATACCGGCTGGACCTCTTTTACCTGAGATGTGAACATTGATTTTAAAGTCTTGAAACGACCGACCATATCCCATCCATCTGACCATATCTGCATGATATTCAAACTCCTGTATGCTTCTATTTACTATTTCTTCGGATTCACTGGCCAACACACAGAACTGTCCAGGATGAAAGCTGAGCCTTACGTCAAGTCTGCGGGCAGTTTCACCGATGGGTGCAAATATCTTTGCACAGTGATCTTGTATTTCTCGGCGTTGCCACCACGCTTGCCAATCTTTTTCAGTGTAGCCTTGCAACATTTCACTACCTAAACGAACCATACGTCGTTCGGCAGGTAGTGTGGCTACACGCTCAATCAGTCGAACTGCTGCGGCAGTGTTGTGATTCATTATGTCCCACTGTCGCTGTTCGGCTTCGGCTGGGTGCTCACGCAACCAACGCATGGTAGTTGAACGCCCGTTAAGGTCCCGATCCACTGCATTGACTTTCATGCCGCCGCATTCAGACGGGTCATTTAGCCATTTGCAACAGAAACCAATACGCTTTAGTGTAGTCATACTGCTATTATATAACAGTATTATATATTTGTCAATCAGGCGCTAGGGCCAAAACGGTCGCCATTGTGTCGAGGACTAAATTTTCCAAAACCTGCAATGACGGAGCCAATGGCTCCAGATGATCCACCGCTACCCATTGTGTTTGGCCATAATCCTTGATCGCCTGATGGAATAGATTACGATGGTGTTGTGCTTGATTTGATTCCAATCGATCAGACGTTGGTTTTAGTTTGGTTAGGTCCCATCCTAATAACAATACAATATCACTGGTGGTTGCAGCTAGATGTAGTGCCACAATTTCTTCTTGTCGAATCACGTCGTGAACAAAATCGCCAGCGTATAATCGAACTCCGGCGGGTCTTCCTAAGGATGCATTTACCGAATCAGGAATATAAAAATTGCAACGTTCATGAAACTTGCGTCGGACCAACTCTTCTGCTTTGCTTTGATTATGGCATACGACATTGTCTGTTTGATAGGCTCGCCAGGTTCGCCACGATCCCCAAATTGGTCCTAACTTTTTAAGTGCATCAATATTTTGAGTAGGATCCAACTCTGCACTGTCAGCTATTACCCAACTGATGTTCATTCGGCGCTTTTAAGAGTTTTCCAACGATGGCCGCCTATACAGACCCAAGCAAACACAGGAGTATCGTTGGGATCTGAATTGAACACTATATCGCCTTTGGTGCCCGACCATCCCGGAACCTGGGCAGCGTGACTAACACGATGCAGTCCAACTTGCAGTTGTCGTATACGTGTTAACCCGTCTGCGGTTATCTCAATTTGCGGTTGTCGATTGACACCAATAGCAACACCTTGAGCTCTGTTTGTTCCAATGTAGGCTTCATTGGCTTTGTTTTTTCCAATTACTATACTGACCTCCTCGTCCCAAACACTCAGCGCCATTTCTGGACTTATGGTGTTTACGCCTATGCGTTTGTTTAATACTGCCAGAGTCTGATTATTAAATATAGACTCTCCGTCAACAGTCAAAGTCTTTAATATACCCACAGATCGTATATTGGTATCAGTAATGCTTTTTGCCAAGGTATTACCACTGACCAATGTTTCTCCGTTGATTTTTACAGAATTAAAATCAACACCATTGGATTGTATTTGTTCTGCCACTTGAGCTGTTAATACTGTTTTCCATTCATCAGAAAGTCGATCGATTGTTTTTTCACTAATACCTGTGGCCAATAACTCCCAGCTTGGATTGTCAATGTTGACAGATCCTTTGACTACAAGATCTTGTATCACTGCCGCATTAGACACAGTTAAATCACGTGTGGTCAATTGATTTCCAACTACAACAGAATCATCATTTATGGTCAACTGACAGGTACTGGCTTGATCACTGATTCCTGTGCTGGCAAAATTGTTTAAAATATCTTGCTGGAACTGAGTCATGTGTTCATCAACTCGTTCTTTGATAATTGGGTTGAGATCGATTTGACCAAACTGTCGAATTACACGATCTACCACTGCTTGATTAATTTGCTGTTCAATTTTGGCTAGCCATACAGGATCCTTGCCCAGTACCTCAATAGAACTGTCAACCAATTGTTCTACAGCCGTATCAATAGTTCTACGGATAGTTACAGTATCTACATATTGGTCAATGCCAGGAACCGCACCGCGTTTAAATAATTCACTGACACTTGATTTAACTGTATCGGTTATTTCGGGCAGGTATTCTGCATTGGCGAATTTCGCCATAACACGGGCTTGCACATACTCAATTATTCGTTGTTCAAAAGAAGCCAACCATTCGTCTGATCCCAAGGTAACTGAAATTTGTTCATTTACTTGTTCTGTGATCTGTTGTTTTACTAGTTGCTCAATGGCCGCTGTATCAAGCATGATGTCTCCGTGTATCTAAAGTAACGCAATGGAATCCACCACCCAATGTTCTGCTGTGACTTAAGGTTAAAGGAATACTGTCAATGCCGTGTTGCTTTAGTATAGTAATTAGCTGAGTCTGAGCTGCATCTATAATAACCGTTTCTGGATTCAGGGCCAGCATATTCATAGCAATCCATTTTGATGCGTATGGATACTGATAAAAATCCTGTGCTACAATTTGATCTTCAGTTACCCAAATCTTTTCCCAATCTTGCAGTGCGCGAGGACAGTTGTCTTCATTTACACGGCTAGCATTCAACATGACCAATCCTTCACGTAAAGGCGTGATTGTGCTGTCAATATGCACTCCGGCATAAAAGTTTACCAACTCGATAGTGATATTAGGAAACTGTTCGCACAACCATTCATATGCAGCTCGGTTGCCCGATGCTGACTCTAAGAATAACCAGGTGTTGCCTAATCTGCAAATGTTGGCTGCATCTAGTGTCATGCCCGAGTCTCTTGGCATAGTCAATACTTGTCGGGCTTCGCTTAGTAGGCGTGGATAGTTGTTGATTTCTTGATTACGACACGGATACATCATGTTACAATCAACCACTGTGTTGCCAGCTACCAGCAAGCGATCTCTTGGACAATAGTTATACATACCGTCAACTGCAACAAAATCCATAGGCTTGGGCCTATACACTGTGGCACCGTTGCGAGACAGTGTCTCTGACAGCATATCAAGTTCTCTATTGGCTTGATCTATAATCAACTGTGGCACTGGACCGCTGGGCGCAGGAGTTTCAGTCCATAAACTCGTGCGAGCTTCTTCAGCAAACACTGGATCAGTCATGGGCCAGTTGGCCCCTGTGGCAGTGCCTACTACAATAGCCTCTAACGGATCCCATTCATTGCGACTATCAATCATCAATATGTCCTGTAATCTGTAATGTATACCTTGGGGTTAATCCTAAATTAGCTGCCATATGCGGAGTATCGTATTTCCATTCAACCACACTTCCAGCCTTCCAGTTTACATAGGCTTGATCTTGATATTCAGCATAATGCCCGGGTTGCCAATCTTCTAAAAATACTATAGCACGTCGTATAGTATGCTCGCGACCTACAAGGTTGAACAGCTCAATGTATTTTAAATACAAGTCACTGTGTGTTGGTAATACAGTGCCGGTGTTCATTCTATAATAACTGGTTCCAACATCATGCCAGCCTTGTCCTTCAAACATCTCTACAAATCGTTGGTTCCAACTGGGTTGTGGGCTACGCATATCACACATGTCTCCAGTGAACTTGGGCATATATCCTTGTTGACGCCATTTGGCAACAAGATCGTGATCATTGAATGCTTCTTGAATATAGGTTAATGCAGTGTATTCGTCATCCCAAAATGGATATAATTGATACTTGTGTAAAGCCTGTGTCATAATTTTAATTGTAGTGTGTTACTTCCTGAGTAAATATGTGTCCAATGAGCATTCCGTTAGACAATCTATATCATTATATTCAAAGTGTTGCCGAAAAAATCTATAGTGACCGTGTAATAATTTATCGCTTTTATCCTCACGGCTCAAAAAATATCAATGATTTAACCAATCTAATAGATCTCAAATATGAAGATGATTCAAAAGAATGGTTTCACAAAGCAATCTCTCCTATGTTATGGTGCAATGATCAAGAACCACTGGATTACGAATTTTACAGCAGGCATCTTCGAGTTAGACCAGAAAACCCATTGACCTCAATTTTAAAATCCAATGATCTTTATGTGCCACATACAAATTTAAATTATCGACGACTTAGTGTATTTGAAAAGCATATACTATTGCACAGTGAAAAACAGTCAACAAATTTAAAAAAATATCAAGACGATAATGAATTGATCACAGTGTATTATTGGAGCCATGCAGTAATAGCCCGAGATTGGTTTAGATATGCCGAACATGTTTCCCAGACAAAGAGGACTAGCAAAACATTTTTAATTTACAATCGTGCCTGGAGCAACACTAGAGAATATCGTTTACGATTTGCTGAACTATTAATACATCTAAATTTACAAGAGCACTGTCAAACTAGTATCAATCCCATTGAACCCGAACTGGGCATACATTACGACTCACATCAGTTTAAAAATTCTGCGTGGAGGCCCAGGACTGTATTGGAAAATCACTTTCCAATCAGCTCGGCACACAGTAATTACAGTGCCAATTTTGATATCAAAGACTATAACGCTACTGACATTGAAGTGGTTTTAGAAACTCTATTTGATGACAACCGATTGCACCTGACTGAAAAAAGTTTGCGGCCCATTGCAGTTGGGCAACCGTTTATATTAGCCGGCACAACAGGCAGCTTAGAATACTTACGCAGTTACGGTTTTAAAACCTTTAACAGTGTCTGGGATGAAAGTTATGATCTAGTAGAAGATCCTGCTGAACGTTTGATACAGATCGCTGAGCTTATGAAATATATTTCAACTTGGTTGCCACATCAGCGTGAACGCAACATGGCCAAAGCACAAGCCGTTGCTGACTATAATCGACAACATTTCTTTAGTCAAAAGTTTTTCAATCAAATAACCGACGAATTAAAAACAAATTTAACATCGGCATTTGAACAACTCGATCATCCAGAGAATTATAAAATCAACTACTGGAAACAGTTAGCATCTACTCCTGCAATGGTTGAATTTGTTTTGGCCAATCAAGAAACACACCTGCCAACCAAATCAGACTTGGATTTTATTTTAGATTTATTAAAAAATAAATCATTATAACTTGTTATCGTCCTACATAGATTTGTTTTTGTGCTTCTCGTTGTCGTTGTGACTCATTTTTCGGAATCCAACCTGTACCGTATTGTGGATACTTTTTAATTCTATCTTCTACAACATATGACAATGTCAACCCAACGCCACAGCAAACTATTAACGCACCGATACCAATTATTATATTGATTTGTAGCTGATGTAATTTTTGTTTTCTTTTTCTTTCTTCAATTTCATATCTTTTCATCTGTTGGATAATAAGATTTTTCTGCTGCTGGCCCATGACCGACATCATTTCTTCTACTTCGGTGTGCAACGCACCCAGTTCTGGTGGGCTTTGGTAAACCATAATTTCACGCAACTCGACCTCCATTTGTTGCAATTGCTTACGCATCAACACTCGTTGCAAGGCACGTTTACCCAGGCTGGCATCACCTGTGTATATTTCAGTTTTACTGCGTCTTTCTTCTTCTTCAAAGATGGCCATACATTTGTGATAATTGTCATAGTAGGTGCCAAGGTGTTCACCGATCTCAGTGTAAATTCCAGTGGTCTCACCATCGCGTTTGTTTAATTCAATGACGCGATTTTTTTCTTGTATGTAGGCATTTTTCTGTGCTACAGTTGCGGGTTTTTCTGGAGGGTGTAGTTTAGCAAACTGTTCGTCAAGGTCTTTGAGAACGTCCTTGACCTCACCGGCTGCACCTTTGATGTCTTTGTAGAGTTTACAGCCAGCCTTGACCGCCGACACCGCACCATTGGCTAAAGCAAAGAGGGTTAAGGGATCCATTACTTGACCTCTTTCTTCAAGCGGTACTCAACACAAATCAGTGTTCTGCGGTTGACGTCACCGATCCAGGCGGTCCTGACACATTCAGCGACACCGTGATTGAGTTGGACTTCTCGTTCTTTGGCAGGTAGTTCTCGAGCTACACTGGGCCGATCGCCACCGTACATGGGCGAACTTGACACAATCGCAGAACCACATAGTATCGACAATAATACTAAGATTACGGTTCTGTAAATAGCCCTATATTTTTTCATTATACTCCATGCTCTTGTTGGTCAGAGCTTGAAGTATTTACAGGATTCTTAGGTTACATTAAGCTGGGTTTAAAGTATAGTAGGCATCCAGAGCCAAATTGCTTGACTCATTAAGATCATTGCGCCTCCACCTACATACAGGCTGGCAGTATACAATCTCGTATTAACTGCTAATATACTGGCTGATAATAGCACAATGGCAATTTGAAATAGTGATCCAGCAAATGTATACCAAGGGCTACGTTGTTTGGCCACTGCACGATCTGCTTCTAGAGACCGGGCTTTGGCCATTAATTCTTTCTTGCCTTCACCTGAGGCAGGGTCCGATTCATATCTGGCAATTTTTTTACTGAGCACAGCTACCTTGGCTAGATCTTTACGTGCCACAGCATCGTCTAAAGCCATTTCCGCCAAGGTAACTTTGATTGATTTTGCTTGATAAAAGGCCCAGGTGTTGTTGGCATCAATGGTATTGTTTAATACTTTTCCGCTATTGCCATTACCTAGGTATGTGTTAATAGCTAACAATGCAGCCAAAACAACAATAACCCAACCAGCTTTGTCTTTGATTTGTGCTTCACGTTCAGACCGTGACAGTGGTTTTGGATCTTGAATAGTTGACATACCCTACTCCTTATTATTATATAGGTATTTATCGAATTAAATACGTTATGAAATTTGCATTTGATTTGATCTCAGATTTACACGTTGAAACATGGTCCGACTTTGACTGGACTGGTCAAGCCACAGCCCCATATTGTATAGTAGCCGGAGATGTCGCTCAAGACAGAAACGTATTAATTGATACGCTAACGCATCTCGGAAAATGCTATCCTGGTGGAGTATTTTATATCGACGGCAACGAAGAACACAAAAATTACTACGAAGATCTAAGTGAAAGCTATCGTGATTTATACCAACGAGTTAGTCAAATTAAAAATGTAGTGTATCTTCAAGACAATGTGGTCATTGTCAATGGTATAGCAATCTTAGGAACCAATGGGTGGTGGACCTATGACTTCGATCCTGTAATGGATGTGGATCAAAGCATAATGCATGTGCAAGAACATTTTCGTATTAGCAATTCAGCTGCTACTAGTATAATTGGTATAGCATACCATGACGCAGCCTACTTGATCAAAAGTGTAGAAAAACTACAAAAACACAGTGAAGTAAAAGCAATAGTTTTAGCCAGCCACACTGTTCCAGCACCATGGATAGTTGAGCATGATATAGATCTAGTAGATACTTGGAGATTTAATGGCATGGGCAATACCCACATTGCCAGAGCCATCAACAGTGACACTGAAAATAAAATTAAAACATGGTGTTTTGGACACTATCATCAACCTGTAGATCAACAGCTAGGTGGAATACAATATCTGAGCAATCCTAGAGGACGAGGGAACACCCAATGGAGTCGATCTGTTTTTTATCCCCGACGCATAGAGATTGACGTTTAAACTGTCTCGGGCTCTAGTTTAATCTGCAACGGATAATTGTTGTTGCGAGCTTGGACTGTTACTTCTATGCCTTTTTGTTCGGCTATTTCATATGGCAATACTGCAACCACAGCCGAGCCGGCTTCGTGGATATCTATAGTGATCTTCTCAGCAGTTTCTGTATTGTAATTAAATGAGTCAATTAGGGTTTCAATTACAAATTCCATTGGCGTAGCATTGTCATTAAGATAGATAAGTTTAAACATAGGTGGTTCTGTGAGTCCTACATTAACTTGTGTTTTTGTTATTGTTCCAATATGTGACATCTCAGATCCTTTAAATGTAGCAATGTGGAGGACACTGTGTCCTCCACTGTATTTACTATATTATATTACTTTTTGTAAGTAATAGCAATAGTTTTAGGCTTCATTGCTTCAGGAATTTGACGTTCCAAGCTGACAGTAAGAATACCATCCTTGCTAGAAGCGTCAATTACTTCAACATAATCAGCCAATGTAAATGTGCGAATGAAACGACGGGCACTAATGCCTTGGTATTCATACACATGACCTTCGGGTAGATCAGTGGTTTCTTTTTCACCAGTGATAACCAATTGACCATCGTTTACATTAACTGTAACTTCACCTTGTGTAAAGCCAGCAACAGCTACTTGAATTTCGTAGGTGTTCTCGCCTGTCTTTACAATATTGTAAGGTGGGTAGTTTGTTGTTGAGGAAGCCGCAGTATCAATTTGATGCATCATACGATCAAATAATCGATCGATACCAATTGAGTTGCGATAGAATGGATTGAGATCCAGAGTTGTGAGTTTTGTCATTGTTTTCTCCTTTGTTAAGCAAGTGACATATATGTAGACCCGACCATCGGCATCTACATAGTATATTTATAACACATTTACCACTTCCTGTCAATAAGTCGATACTCAAATTCACTATTCCAAGTGGTAGCAAATACCGTATAAAATCGGTCATCGTCAAAGGCCAATCTATGCGTATATTTTATTGTTTTTTGTGTGTAAGGAATACCATAACGATTTGCCCATTCTGCAATGTCAAGTTTGATAAGATTTAAATCGTAATGATAATTGTGAGTTTGACGCAAATCAAATTCAATAAACACATCAGTAGAGTTTTTTTGGTAGTGCTTGTTCGCGCAATTTTTTACGCAAACGGGATTGAGCCGCACCTTTTTTGCGTTTGCGTTCGGTTGTGGGTTTTTCGTAGAATTCTCTAGCACGAAGATCGTCCAGTAATCCTGATTCTTGTATGCGCTTTTTGAATTTTCGTAAGGCTTTTTCTACATTGCCATCGACTACACGAACTGAATTTTTGTATTCTTTCACGAATTTTCCTGTATTAATGTCATTGGAGTATTTACCTGGGTTTTGTTGATAGAGACCTGTAGGATAGACTGATTACGATATCTAGGCAAATCAAACATATGAGGCAACAATACTCGCTCTAATTCACTGTGTAGTCCTCTAGCGCCTGTTTTAGTTTTTAGTGTGCGCTCAGCAATAATATCTAAACTTTCTGGATCAAATTCTAATTCTACGTTGTCTTGATTAAACAACCATTTATATTGTTCTACAAAATTGCCTTTTACTTCAGTTAGTATGTTGACCAACTGTTGTTTGGTCAAGTCGTGCAAGTTGACATAACTGTTGAATCGGCCTACAAACTCCGGAATCATCCCATACTTGACCAAGTCATCTGGTGCAGCAGGTTCAGTAGTTGAAAGATTTTTAGAATTAATAGTAGCACCAAATCCCATAGCAGTTCCTTGCACACGGGTTTGTATAACACGATCTAATCCTACAAATGCGCCACTGGCAACAAATAAAATATTCGTGGTGTCAATTTCTACCATTTCTGAGTTGCTGGTTTTTTTAGTGCCATGTGCGGATATTCTACATTTTGTGCCTTCGACCAATTTGAGCAAGGCCTGTTGGACGCCTTCTCCAGACACATCACGGCTCACAGTTGAACTTTCACTTTTGCGAGCGATTTTGTCAATTTCATCCAAGAACACAATACCCTGTTGGCATCGTTCAACATTGCCATCTGCAGCAGTGTATAATCGAGCAATCATACTTTCTACATCATCTCCTACATAACCAGCTTCAGTCAAGCAGGTAGCGTCGGCAATGACAAATGGCACATTAAGATACTGAGCAACAGTACGAGCCATAAGTGTCTTACCTGTGCCAGTCGGGCCAATCATGAGTATGTTAGATTTGGCAATAGTAGAATCGTTACGACTGATACGTTTGTAGTGATTAGCAATAGCTACACTAAGAATAATTTTGGCTTGGTCTTGCCCAACCACATGTTGATCAAGATAATCTCTTACATCCCTAGGGTCAATAACAGTATGTGAATCAGATTGTGCGGTGGGTTTAGTGTCTTTAAGTAGACTGTCACAAAGATCTACGCATTCATTGCATATGGCCACAGTGTGACTGACAATTAATTTACCAACACGATCCTTGTGCTTGTCACAAAAACTACAATGCTCTATGGCCAGGCTCATGTTATACTTTCTTTATTAATCTTTTTTCGATACTTTCTCGTTCGGCATCACTCAATAACTCTGGATCATACTCGCCGGTACCAATTTTTTCAATAAGATGATCAATATATGCTTCATCATAAATGTATTGGTCACTTAATTTTTTATCTACTTCAATCCAACCAGTGCCGTTGAATTTATACAAGGCGCTGGGCAATTGGTCCACTCTAAGGAACATGTCACCCTTGCCGCAGTTGTCAGGAAAGCTGGTTCCAAACCCACGCATTTCACCAGCGGCAGACTTGGGTGCATTGTCGGCAGATAATCCCAAATCAAATCGATCCATTGGACCGGCATTAGTCCAGGTACCGTCGGGCTGAGGTATCCATAGATTGCCATCACTTTCTGGTTGTTTTGTTTCTTGCGCAGCTGGAGGATTATTTACAAACCGGTTAATTAATTGGTTACGTTCACCATCACTAATTGGTAAAGTATTGATATGCTCTATATCATGCCACGGTAGGCGATCTATTTCTCCGTCTTGATGTTGGGCATGAAACATTCTTTCATCAATTTCCGGATGTTGTGCCAGATACGATTGTTTTGCTAAAAGATGATGTTGATCTTCAGGATGTATTTCTGGAACTTTAATGTGGGACAACGAGTCATGTAGAGATTCTGCAATTACTTCTTCCTTGGCTGTTTGTTTGGCCTGAAAAAACTCTTCTACTTCTTCATCGGTATCAGGGTAAGTGGTTTGCGGCACAGCAATAACAGTCCACATCCAACCTGGCGGATGTGGATCTTTTGCCTGAGGAAATAATTCATATTCGATAATCACTTCCCCAGTTGGTAAATCTTTGTCTGCTGACTCTTGTATTTGTTTTAGTTGTTCTTTGGTCAATGGACCATCATCGGCTTCATACTTGGGCTCTTCTTTGATACCAAGATCCTGCATGGTTTCTGCTAACTCTTGCTCAATTCTGGCGTGTGCTTCTGAGTCTGATTCTTCTTTGTCATTTCGGGCCCATCGAATACTTTGTTGTGCGGCAAGAATTAGCACAAGTGCCAATGGATCAAACACAGCAACAATAATTACAATCATCCATACCACTGCTTTTTCTAATATGTTGGCATCAGGATTGTCATCGTAAATTAATTTGGCAACGTATTTGATTGGTCCTACTTCAGCTTCCACTTTGCGGACTTCTGCCGCAATAGGAGCACGTTCTTCGTTAAGGGCGGTAATAGTTTTCTGTTCGGCTTGGATCTCGGATTGAAGTCTTGTGCGTTCTTTTTGTTGACTGCGTCTAATGCCAACAGCTTTGTCGGCACCTTTTTCATCACTGCTTCGACCCATAACTTGGTCCACAGCCTCATCCATTTGTTTAAGCGCCTTCCGGTTCGCATCTATATTGTCCCTTGCTATTCGAATCTTTTCGTCATAAATGGCAATCTTGCCTTGCACATCTCCTGATACTATATTTTGATCGTTGTGGGCTTTACTTAAAAATCCAAAGATGCCCATGCTGGTGATCAACATCAACATCACCACTGCTGGCAATAGATATAGTTTAAATGTAAGGCTGGCTCTTTCCCAATTGTTCTTTAACCATACCGCGGCAACCACTTTGCCCAATTCCAGGCTACCGCCCATGATCAAGATTGGAATTATAGCACCAGAGAAGATTGCGGCCAGACCGGTTACGCTATAGTAAGCACCAACAATCTCAATCAGCAAGGCTACAAATAAGGTAAAGTATCCAAACAGCATAGTTTAATATTTAGCTATTATCCTGTGCTGATTTCTTTGATTCGTTTAATCGGTATTTGTTTAGTGCGGCTTGGTAGGCTTCCTCAGTTAGGCCGTGCCAACCACAACACTTGCCTGTTGGACTACGGCCACAACCACACCGGCCAAATTCTTCAGGATTTTCTTTAACCCTTACTTGCATTATTTTCTATCACCGAACAATTGCAACAAGTTTATGAACAAGTTGATAAAGTCCATATACAATGTCAACGCACCACGAACTTCGGCCGCATCAGTGGTTTCTACACTGAGTTCTTCACGGATCTGTTGTGTGTCATAGGCAGTCAGTCCAAGAAAGATTATGATTGCTAAAGCGGAGATCACCATCTGCATCACGGTGCTGCCAATAAAGATGTTCACAATACTGGCAATACAGATGGCGATCAAACCTACAAACATGAACTTGCCAACACTATCTAAACTGCGCTTGGTAAAATAGCCATAGCCACTCATGACCGCAAACAAGATGGCCGCGCCCATGAATGCACTAACAATCGATCCCATGGCAAACACAGCAAAGATCATTGAGAAACTCAGGCCCATCAAGGCAGCAAAGCCATGTAAACAAAGTTGAGCGATTGGTTTACTTGGATCATTGCCCAGTACCATAGCGATACCAAAGATTGCCGCAAGCGGAGCAAAAATCACAATCCATTTCATCACGCCGGTAAAAAAGAATTGTAACAACTCAGGTGTGGTTCCTACCAAGTAACTCACCAGCATTGACACAATCACTGCTAGACTCATGTGCCCATACACACGACCCATAGCCGAGTTGATTTGTTCGGCTGAACGGTATTGTTCATCATTAAATATAACTGTATCATTCATAGTTTTCTCCTTGATTAAAAATTATTCTGGAACCGGGATTCGCTCCAGTGCCACAGCAGGATCCCATTCCTTGCAATACTTAGCACGATTGGCGCGACCTTCTTTACTGTCCGGGTCATAGTCAATCCAAGTAAACTCTGTGCCATCGCAGTTGGGACAATGGTCATTGTAGTCATCATCGGTACGACGTTCTTCACCTCGTCCAACCCAGCCACACGTTTTATTATCACAACTAACGTCTACTGGTTCTGGCGGCTGATTAACCCACGAGCTTGTGTCCCAATTATATCCTGACCAAGAAACAATCTCGCCAGTAATCGGATTAAACTTGCCATATTCCCACTCACCAAATTGTGTGCCATCCCAGTATGCTGAGCCGTATGTTGTACCAAAGTGTCGCCACGTGCAACTGTAATAGCCAGGCAGTGTGGGTTTAACTTTCTTGAACTTAAAAGTCTCAGATCGTTCCCAGGTACTTGGGCTTGTACCATATGGAGGATGACCCCAATCTTTTTCTTCGGGTGCATAGGTTTCCCATGAGTTGCTGTCTTTTACAAGATACATTCCAAAGTCACTACTCTTACCATCGGTACTGCCGCCATAGTTGTCAATGTCTTCGCCATCATATACAACACCGTTGACTAGTTCTTCACCGTCGATGTCATCGTAGTGCAGTTCTAATTTTTCAATATCAAATGGTTGTGTAAGTTCAATCTCACCTTCAAAGAATGTGCCTTTTTCATTGCTGGTACCAATAAACACCACAGTACCTGCAGGTTTACTACCAACCCATGCTTCATCATTGCATGACCAGTCTGGTTCACCATCACAGCCACCTCCGCCAATATCCTCTAATCTCTTTTCAAATACTACCGTACCGTTCTCATCTTCGATTTGTAGTGTACCGGCATTACGACTAACACCGTTAGTATGTGCCATATCATCGCACTCGTACCACGAACCCGGGGGAAATGGTAGCTGGTCAACATCTAGTCCCATTTCATCTTGCACGGTTTCTTCATCACTCCACGCAATCTCAGAAAGGTCAACTTGGTTCTCCATACAGTAGTCCCAGACCGCACGGTCTACTGTGCCCATGACCTTTTCGCCACCATATCCCCACATACTGATTTTGTAGGTGCGTGGAGTGAATTTCAATGTGTTGATTAACTGTTCTTTTTCTGCTTTGGTTGCCATGTTATTCCCTGTCTAAAAATTCAAATACCTTGCTAAGAAGCCATACCAACAGTATAGCCAGCAATATAGTTCCTACGGCTTCAACAAACCAAGATTGTATTAGCCAATCCATTATATTTGCACAATCCGTGTTACATTGGCAACACGAAATGATCGCCATTCTGCCTTGTCTACACACCAAACACTCAATGTCTCGGGCTTGTAAAGTCGAGTTTCATGAAACTCTTTGAGCGGTTGTGGTGGCAGTAAAGTGCTGTCTAGAGTGCAAGGCATAGTTCGTAGTTCACCATTTAGTTTAGTAAATGTAACTTCGCAAACGCCATGTGCCAACAGGTCACGGATTTCACGGTTACGTGAATCTACGTCTTCTGTAGCAGTATCATATACAATTTCCATGTCAAGCGGCCTTTTCAAAAATGGTACTCCAAATTTTCAGCTTCTCACGTTTGGCCTCTGCGGCTTTTTCAATACCAGACCAACTTACAATATCCAACTCCTGCAAGATATCAATCATAGCATATAAATCGCCAATTTCATCTTCTAGGTGTTCTCGATTGGTTTTATCTTTGCCGGGTTTGGCATTGTCTATACCGAAGCGACGGATTTTACTAACAGCCTGAATTACTTCAGCACATTCTTCTTGCAGAATGTCCATTACTTCACTAGTTGTTTTATTCACAATTTTTCTCCTGCTTCAAACCCACGGAAACGAACAAACCGAGGGAACCTTAAACTGTATGATCCGTCTTGGTTTTGCGTAACTGCATCAGCTTCAACTTCAATAACATTACCAAGTAACTGATCTCTTGCCAACCAATACTCATCACGATTAGCATCAGACAGACCGCTACCAACATTAACATGAATATTTCGTTCATTATCAACTCCTTCACAAATTATAGCACCCAAGCGGCCTGCATTGCGACCTGTGCCTTCTTCAAAACCCACAATATTGAGATCTACTGTTATAGTAGGTTTCCATTTCATCCAAAAGTCTGAACGTTTGCACTCGTAAGGTGCATCTAAACTTTTGATCATAATGCCTTCAAATCCTTCAGCCACACAATCTTCGGCATAGCGATTCATGATGTCATGCCCTTCGGCCGTGTCTAGATCAACATCAAGACCGTTCATGATCCGCAAACAATTGGTTTCCATCAATTGACTACGAGCACTTTCTAACCACTCAATGCGTTTGTATTGTTGCATATTGCAGTGACCTTCTTTCAAAGCATCTAACGGAATAATGTCAAAGATATGATACACCATACCAGAAGTTTCAACATCAGTTTTGCGTTGAGCTTGTTTCATGAGCTTTTGAAAACTTTCACCTACAATCTCACCATCCAACACAAAGTGGCCACCTGTGCCACGTCCATACTGGAATGCTCTGCGTTGATCCAATATTGCTTCTGCAATCTGCGGAAAGTTAACAAACTCTTTGCCATTGCGGCTGTATAAAGTGCAGGCATTACCAGATACTACCGCTAACACACGCACACCATCCAGTTTGCACTCAAGGCGTTTGATACCTTTGAGCTTCTTAGGTTGGTCAGTAGAATCTTGTGCCAGTTGGCAACTGAACACTGGAATTTTCCACTCTGAGTTGCCTAGAACTTTGTTTAGAGTTTTTTCACTGATACCACAACGTAGGTCTTTAATAATGACTCTACGGCACAGACCATTCCACTCCGCTGAGTCAAACTGTTCACTCATCCACTCAATGGATTCTTTAGCGTTGTGTCCAGTAAGGCTACGGGTGCGTAGAGCTTCCAACATGGCCCAAAACTTTGGCCAAGGATTTGGACGGTCTGTGAGATCTTTGGTCTCAGGAACTTTCTTTACGCCAAATACAAAATAGGGGTTGTAGGCTTGGTAGCAGTTGAACAAGAAGCATTGAGCATTGGCTGATCCTAACTTGGATGCCATTAGTGCTTTTTCAATTACTGATTCTTTGTGTAAACGGCTGTCGCTTGATTCTAGGTCTCTGATCCAGTCTGCGGCCACTTTGATCTCATTAAATTGTTCACTGGTAAAATCTATGTCCATATATTTACTCTACCTTGCTAGATGTTAGTTTACATACTAAAAGGAACTGTTCGTATGCTTGACGCACACTTGCGTTTTGCATCAATTTGTCAGCTTCTACTTGCATAGCCGTTACACCTGCTTCAGCAATATCACGACTACTTGCCCTGTGTAGACATCTAGCATCGTCACCAAACACTGTGACTAAATGTTCCCAAGCCGCTAGTTGTTTTGGTGTAAGAGGTTTAACTGCTGGCTGGATTTCGCTGGCTTTACGAAGTGCATCACAGATAGCATCTTCTGCGTACCGCCCGGCTGCAATCATTGGAGCCAGAGCAGGGTCAATGCGAAAACGACGACTACTACCTCCGGGATAGCACATAACCAAATGATTGCCCTTTGGAAAGCTATCCAAATACTCGCTATCGTATTCTGAGACTGGAACATATCTACGACCCTTTTTTTCATAATAAATCTTTTTCATACAAAGCCCTTAATCGAACACGAATTTGCAAAAACATACGGCCCGCATTTGCGATGAAACGTTTCGTAGTTTGTCAATTTTCCGGGATTGAGTGGCATGTCATAATGCGAGATCCATGTTTTCATTATACCAGTGATATCTTCAACTGTAAACCAATTGAGAGCAAGTCCTAAATATTGGTCGGCTTTACGATGCATGTTTCTTTTGGATTTCATAATATCCTGGGCCCAAACATGACACATTGTAGCCGGGTCGGCTCTCAACACATCCCACATCAGTTGTTGCTGTTCGGTCACTGATCAGTTGGCAATGGTAACTTGTCCAATCACAGCACCGGGTTTTTGCAGTGCCGCATCTCGACGAGCCTTGTATTCTTCATTGTCCACTGGCAACAAATTCAACGATGTGGGTCGAACAGGTGTGACTTCAACACCTTTTTGTTCACGTGACATATCGTCAAGTTCTTTGAATGCTTCTCGAGCACTGCGTTTGGTATTCTTGTTTGCATTACCTGCAAGAGACAGAGCCACCAACACATAAGTGCGAATACGATTGCCTTCGGCTACGTGTTTCATTTCCACAGTTTCTACACCAGAAATGTCTACGTCGGCACACATGCTACGGATGGCCAATTCACTTTGCTCAGTTCCGGTATCACCATTGTCGGCTTTGTAAATTTTAGTTTGGCTACGAACTGTTCCGCCTGCACTGTTACAAATCTTGCTATAAGCCATGGTCTTGGCTTTGATGTCTGCAAATCCAAAATCGCTACTAGTAGCAGTTCCGTTTTCAAACACATAGCCAGGAGCCTTAGGCAGTTTGCTCATCCACTCCGGTGCTTCTTTCACAGCCGCTGCCATGTGCGAAACTGGCGGTGCGCCACTGTTTTGCAGTTGTGCGGTGTTGTTGGTTGTGCCACACGCGGTTAGCACACTTGCCACTGCTGTTATAATTAATAATTTTTTCATTTATTCACCTTTCGGGTTTGGTTACGATAACAATACTATACTACAAATGTCACCATTTGTCAACCACCAGCCATTCGTTGTCATGTGAACGACAAATGATACCTTGACGATGTCGTAAGTCTCCAGATCGGACTTCCTGTTCGGCAAACCAACGACATGTGGCATTATGGTAAACAAATTGTTTTGGAAAATGTGGGTGCGGTAACACTTCGCTTTCTAACACCCGATCTCCTACTTCAACTCGGCGCACCTTGGGCAGTGTCTGATCGGTACATACCATATTTTGTTCTACGGCCAACGTCTTTCCACTGGCGCGGCTCATTATTTGAGTGCGTCCTTTATCCATTGCACCTCGACACAGTAGAGCCTCGCTTAGAGCTTTTGGACCGACGTTTTCGCCTTCGGCTGTGATCCATTCACCATTTACCTGTGCTCTAAAATTTACAATGCATTTGTTCTGTGTAGGAGAGATAGGCACCACCCATGGTTTCACATCGGCAATGCTGGTAATTTGCATGGCAGTTTGACTGGTCATGGCTGACCTAACAAAGCACTCGGCCTGTGCAGTGGCCGTTACAGCCATGGCCATTGTGATTATCGATTTGCGCCACATGCTGATCTTAGCCCCCATAGTGCATTTTTCAATTTGGTGTAGTAAGTTCGATCTTGTTCTGTGTAAGGACGAGTCAGATGATACTGATTATACTCAGCAATTCTATCTTCTAAGAATCGGCGTTGAGTTTCGCTGTATGCACAATCAGCTTTGAATGTGTCCATAGTGTAGTAGGGCAACATCACAGATACTGGTACCACAGGTGCCTGACTGGCACATCCACCTAACACAACGGCACTGACAAGAACAAGATATTTAATCATTTTTTCTGTTGAAAACGGTATTCGCGTTTGAGCCAATATTTGTATCGGGCAAAATATTCGTCCATGGTCATTCGCGGCTGTCCATATCCATCATGTTCGTCACAATTTTCCAACCATAAATTTTGCAACCATATACGGAAGGGACTTTGTCGTTTCATTTCTTTTCCATAATGTGTTTTATTAAAACTGTCGCTTCAGGAAAACCTTGGCGTTCCTTACTGGTAACCACAGTTTCAATCATGTCCATTTGCATCTGATGCAAGCCACCCAAGAAAGCATCAAGGTCCTGCTTCTTCATTGTATACCGCATAGTATACAAGTGACGTTTACCAGATTCCATTACAGTATTTCCTCGCGAGCAAAAATACGCACCACATCTTCATAAGTTACGTAGTCTTTGAAGTAGATGTAGGTTTCGTTGATGCTGCGACCCATTGACTGCCATTCCATAATGTCAATTTCAATGTCTTTAAAAGATCCCATTTGCTATTCCTATTGTGTAGTTTATGTTATTGTATTAGAGTTTTCGAATCTTGTCAATCAACTGAGTCGCTTCTGCGGTATCTTCAATCTTCATACCTGCACGATAGCTCTCTACCAATTCCAAACGCATCATTTCTACAATGCCTTCACACTCGATGCGTTCACGGTTAGGCAAGGTGGCAACGAATCGTTCTACGTCGTCCCACTCTTCAAGACTCCACATGATGTCTGCAAGAACTCGCTGGCGCTTGTTCAACCCGTCAAGTCGGATTTCAGCCATGTTATACTCCAACTAAATCTTTTGCAATGGCCCGGGCCACTTGCTGTTTGCGGGACAGGCGTTGGTTGTAGGCCATTAACTGTTCTTGGAATTCAGTTTTAATCATCATGTCCAAGTAGTCGGCACGTTCATTGTATTGTGTTACTAATTCTCGAGCCAGTTGATAAAGTGATTCATTGCTCAACAATGCAATCTCTACTGCCAAGCCTTCGATGCGTTTACTTGTCATTATGCAATTTCCTTCAAGGTAAGTTCTTTGGTAGGAAAAACAATACAACCATCATACTCCAACTGACTTTGCTCAAAGTCGGTAAGGTAATCGTCAGCTTCAACAGACCAACCAACCACATACTCGCGGTAGTAAGGACCATCTTCGTTGATTTGTTCCGACAGTGCAGTGACCAGTTCTGCAAGAGCTTCGGTATTGCGAGCATGGCTACCCAATGCATACGAGTAATCATTACCGCCCTTGAACTTCCAATACTGTGGGCAAGCACCTTCGCCGTCCCAATCGTGGGCGCCGTAGTTTTCTTGGATCTGGGTAGTAATCATTAGTTTCATACCGGGTTCCTTTTTAGTTTCTATACAAGTATTATAGCAAATGGACCATTTTGGGTCAACCGTTTTATACAGTAACCTGTTCCCAACTACCCACAGGTTCTACACCATGCTCTCTGGCCAAATACTCGCGACATGCCGCTTCAGTCCTTTTGGTAACTACAACCTTACCACCAAAGAACCCTATATACAGTTCACGGTGTTCGACAAACTTGACTGCACCATCTGGTCCAGTATGCTTCTGACGGGTAGCGGTCTTTTTAGGTGCCACCGTGGTTGCCTTTTTGACAGCCTTTGCAGGAGTCGTGGCTTCCGTTTTGGTGGCTGATTTTGTTACAACCTTTGCAGGAACTTTGACCGGTGAAGCGGCATAACCGTGCTTCTTGTCATACCGGGCAATGAATGCTGGGTCCTTGCCCCAGGTGTCCAGCAGTCGTTTAACTTCAGTGCCGGGCAATTGATTCCAGTGTATGATTGGGTCAGTCCAGTTAACCATTTTTGGGCTCCTTTTTAGTTTCTATACAAGTATTATAACCGAAATGGGTTTTTTGGTCAACCTAGCTGTTTACAGTAGCAAACGGGCTGAATTCATCCTGTTGTTTTTCTGCAACAAAATCAAAAGCATATTCGCCTGTGTTGCCAATGGGTGTTACATAAACTGATCCTAAGCCCAAAGTTTTACTCAGTCTATGGAATACTCGGCGGGCTTGATTTTCGTCGATTTTGCGAACAAATAAAGTGCCGTTGTAAAACTCAGTTTTTACTGGTTCGTTAGTAAGTATAACCTTAACCAACTGATCTACCATAGTTTCAAACATATACACTCCTAAATTTTTACTATACTCATATTGTAGCAAAATGGGCATTTTGAGTCAACCGGTTAGGTGTGGCGTTTTTACAACAAAAAACCCGGGATTTTATGCCCGGGTTTCATTGAACTTTTTAAGTGCTAATTGTCTTGCTAGCCATAATCTAAATTTTACATAGTCCGATAGTTCAACATCTTCATGTATTAATTTACCAAACTGATCAACTTTTTTATTACGGCCAAATGTAACTTCGTCATCGACAACAATATTATCATTGTCGTCTATGTCACGATTACTTAGCGGCTGCTTTAGTTGGAGCTGTGTCTTTCGTACTAGACTCACTTTTGGAAGGCTTTTTCTCGTCCTTCTTGGCTTCTACTTTGGCAGGTGCTGATGCGGCAGGTGCTGGTGTCTTGGCTGGTTCTGCGGCAAAAGCGGATACTGCAAACAATGTGGCGATTACGAGTGCAAATGATTTCATGATATTTCCTTTAAGGTTGGTTTTGAATCAGGACCAGTCTATAGCAGTTACAGTTGGCATCAAGAATACTTTCATAATGATAACCGTACGGTGCTGGTAGCTGGTATATACTAGGTTGTGGCTGTTGCTGTATTACTACGGGTTGCGGTCTGGTGATTGCATACCCCACTACGCCTCCTATCACAAGCGGGGCAACCCATCCGTAAGGATTGTAGTAACCACGATGGTGATGATGATAGTAAGGATTCGCCTGACTTGCCCCACTTACCATTATCAGACTCGCAAGAGTTATAGTTTGTAGCAGTTTCATACATAGTATCTCCTAGTATACATATACAACGCCTAGGAGCTGTAGTCAGTTGACAAGTTTTGGTAAAATTAAATAATTTTTTGGCTGGTGGCCTGTGCCACAGTGTATTGAGTGGTTCCAAAATCAGCTCGAGGTTCTGGGTATTGATCGCTTATGGTAATATCCGTTTGCATACCGGCTGCACTTAACCGAGCTTGGTTCCGAGATTCACGCATGGTGCTTACTATAGCTTGACCGCCTTGTGTATTGGTATTGGCTATGCTTTGTAATACATAAGCAGGCCCGCCTTCCACTGTTTCCAATCCAGTTGATGCTAAATTATAAACCAAACTCCAAGGTTGCAGTCCTGGAACCAAGTTGGCAAATGATACGCCGGCTAGGGTCAAATTGGTATCTTGTGTTTGTAATTGACTACATATGATATTAAAATTGGCAGTGGTATTGGCCACATCAGTTGGGTATGCGGCAACAATGTTTCCCACTGCAGAAATCATGGCCGGATTTAAACCACTGTTAAATGCATTGCCAATGGCTGCCGATTCAGTAGAGAATGGACCATACGTACCAGCGCCCGGTAGTCCTCCTGGAATGGTCACAGTATATTCATAAACTGGTGGCGGCCCTGGGTCAATTTCTGTTGATGAAGTATAATCGCCAGCAATACAGTTTTCCATCACAGTATAAACACCAGTGGTACCATTGGTTAACGAGTTAAAGTCCCCAGACGATGTCATATTGCCCAAGATTGCAGTAGTGTTGGATATTTCGCCTGTAATGTTGTATCCGGCAATGCTGCCAATTACATCAGTCAACAATAGCAGGCCTTGTGGTCCAGTTCCGGTGGCCAAGGTATTGGCATAATATGCAATAACATTGGCCGGCAATGGTTCAGTGAGATTACTGATGTCATCAAGCCCAACATTACTCTCCAAACCCTCTGTGGCCACAGACAATTGTGGAAGCTCAGTATCAAAAATATTTTTAACCTGTTGAAGTCCAGCCTGTAATGCTTTACTGGCCAAGGCCTGATCAGGCGGAATTATTTGGCGTAATTGACTGTAGGTGCTCATAGTTGAGTTGACATATTTTGCAACGGATTACCGGTCAATGGTGCTAATACACTGGCAGGCAATTCAGTTTCTAATCGACTGTTGACTGTGCCAGAACTGTTGATATAGATACCACGTAGTCCATTGGCAGTAGGTGCAGTTAAGGTATTGTAGCTTCTTGGAAATATTTTTACAGGATTTAATAAATCAGCCATGGTCGCAAGACCTGCGGTAGTTACACGCAACAGACTTAATATTTGTTGTAATTCCGTACCAGTGATCTGTGTCATTGCCACGTAGATAAGACGTTGTTGCTGTGCTGTAAAGTCCACAGCTGACGGATTATCGATTGCTGATTCGGGTATGCCCACATTCAACAATGCTGTATTCAACGCCGGTGTTGTGCTGGCTACAGTGGCCAGCTGTTGTAACACTGCTGCAGGGCTTCCTAAATTGTTTAAATTGTTTAAGTTAATTAAAAATCCCAATTGAGCCAAGTCTGCACCAAATGCTGCAAAGGCCTGAGTAATCGAACTGATACCCCCAGTAGCTAAATTATCTTGAGAGGTATAGCCTGTAGTGTTAGTGGATGCGTTGGCATTCAATGTGGTTTTGATCAATTGATTAGTTTGAACAACAAACGCCTGTGCTGCTGAAAACACCTGTTCAAATTTTCCTATGTCACTGCCGCCTAGTATTTGATTGTTGGCCGCAACTACAGTTGCAGTCAAGGTGGTGTTTCCTAGGTTACTTTGATACGCTGTAGGAACAGCATCAGTCAATGCTGGAAATGTATTGGCCACAATATTTTGATCAACATATCCAGACGATGCAATGGCTAAAAATCTTGCCACTACGTTGGTTGATATATAGCTTGAAATTGCCGTGGTGAGATCAGCATTGGCATCAATGGGATATCCACCAACGTTTCCTAGGATGCCAGCACCAGCAATAAGATTTACACTGCTTAATGTGCCAGTGGTCATTATCGTGCCTTGACGTTGGGACTACCACCAGCGCGAGCGTGTTTAAGGCAACTGTCTTTGCCGCCATCCAATACCAACGGTTGACCATTGGCAAATACCGACGTCGATGTACCTGTTATAGCGACCACTCCAACGCAACACAGCGGAGCTTTAGGACTGCAAAAAGGATGTGGTGTAAACGGAGTAAGAGGTATTAGTGCCGGACGGCCGTTGATCAACACGTTGTCATGACCCGGGCCAAGGGCAATTCCGCCGCCCGAATTAAAATCTCCTACACGTTGAACACCTGGCATTGTATTATCCCATTATGATTGATGGCTTACGCACGGCTTTGATACCGGTGGTGGCCTCCAAGTAATGATCACAAACTTCTTCTCTAGTTTGACAGATCATTGCTACTGCTGTTTTATTTATAGTCGCATTTTCCTTGGGATTGCCAGTAAACACTGTAAAAATCAATTGTATGCCTTTTTCTGTAGGCACAGCACTGAGTGGTTGTGCGACAATGTAAGCATTGTCGTTAATATCAACAATTTTTCCAACCAATTCGTCAGCATTGGTCAATTTAAATGTGTAAACTCGGTCTTTTTCTACTATCATGTTATCCTTTTAAATGTGCTCGTAATTCTGTAAATCCGCCTATTAATTTATCGTCTAAGAATATTTGTGGAACAGTTCTAGCACCAGGAACTGCTTCTAACAATTCTTCTCGAGTGTATCCGTCACCAATTTTCTTTTCTTCAAATTGAATACCTTTTTGTTGTAATAATGCCTTTGCTTGATCGCAGTAAGGGCAGTGGTATTTAGACCATATAGTTGCTTTCATTTTATACTCCTGTTATTATAGATCTGGTAATGCATCGTAGTCAAGCACATCGCTCATGACACCAATGACATAATTGGTTGATTCTGATTCCTGTAATGCTGTTTGTTTGTTGCTGGTGTTGACATGTTTGTTGAACCACGGAATAGGTGTAGTTTTAGGAGCAGGAGTTTGATACTTGATGCCCACTTCTTTGAGTGCGCCCACTGCTGTGTAGTCAACAAAGTCTTTAAGAATGTTGGCGTTGAGACCAATCACTGGACCTTTGTTAAACAAATAGTCAGCCCATTGTTTTTCTTCACGAATTACATCCTGATACAATGCATACACTTCAGCTTCGCATTCTACCCGAGCCTCAGCAAAACGTGGATCTTCTTTGACCACTTGATTGATCATCCAAGCAGTCCAGTCTTTGTGTAGAATCTCGTCTTGTAGGATCAGACTGATAATGTTGCCGTTGCCAATGAAAATACGATTCTCAACCATGGCCAGGCTGGTGGCAAACGATACCATAAAACGGAAGGCTTCTAAAGCATAGCTGGCATGTAGTGCCAACCAGATAGCCCGTATGTGTTCCTTTTCAGTTACCTTTTCGCCTAGTTCTTTACGGCAGTTGATCACATGCAATGCATCATAGTAGTTGCCTACAGAGCTAGCCATGTCTACAATTTCTTTAGTGTCATGAATTGTGTTGAACGCATCTTTAGGCACGTTGTAGATGTTACGAATAATGTGACTATAACTGCGACTATGAATATTGGTTTCAAAGAAACCCCAGTTAAACATGAGTGACTCTAGTTCAGGAATTGAGCACACAGGTGTGAATACTTGTGTTGGGCCGCGACCTTGTAAACTGTCAAGTGCTGTTTGACGCAACAGGTTACTGGTGAAGATATGACGCACGGTGTCGCTGGCTTCTTTAAAGTCGTTAGCGTCCTTAGTAAGACTGATTTCTTCTGGTACCCAAAAGAATCCTCTGGCTTCGGCTTCAAACTTGGTTAGCTTGTTATACTTAACTTCTTCAAAGCGTTGAATAGTAACAGGACCTGCTGGGTCTAGAAACATCTTGCGATGTAGGTAATCGGTTTTGGTTTTTAAGTTGTATTGTGCTTGACTCATTTGGTTGAACCTTTTTTTAAATATATTTCATATAATTTATTTACTTTTATCCACTCGGCCCGAGCGGCAATTGCTAATTGATTTTTGTTGTGTATTAATTTTGGCTTGAGTTTTTCAAACATACCAGCGTCTAAATTGTCAACAATGTCGGACAATTGATCTGCATTGTCTTTCCAGTTGCTGGTTGGATGATATCCAAAGTCCTCGTCAAAGGTTTCGAACCCTAGAGATTTTAATAATCTTGTTGAGCCGGGATGACCAAAACATATAAACGGCCTAAATCCAATTATAGGTTTAAATGTTTTTTCAGTTATAAAAGCATCGTCTGATTCGAATGACTGTAAGGTTTCACTTACAATATTTAAAAAACTCTGATTCCAAATTTCGATATTCCCAAGAGACAATGAGTCGCCAGCGACTGCAAGATTGTCACTTGGGTCGTCGCGAAGTGCTCGATAAAATGGAATATTAGAATTTACATCATCAAACTGTTTATTTCCTATTGTTACTATTCCTTGTTTACTTTTTAATAAGTTATACAGATATGTTCTTGGGTCGCTAACTTTTCTTTGATAACATAAAAAATTATATTTAAACTCTGTGGGTGTAACTGTTTCTATTGGATAATTTAAAAAATATCGATCAGCGTTTAACAAATGAAAACAAAAATCTTTAGAATTTATATAATTTATCCTAGCATTTTCTTCATTGGTGAACCCTTGATAAATCTGATAATTATCAGCTGGATCATACAGACACACAAAAATAACTGTGTATTGTGGATCTAGACTGAGCCAAGTTTTTACAACATGGACAATGCTAGGTTCCATCCAGGTTTCGTTGATTACCAATACATTGCGATTACTAGCAAATTTAAAAGATATTTCCAATGATAATTTATGAGCGACCCACCCTGTTGTTTCGTTTGTTAATAACATTATAATTTACACGCTTCACAATCTTCTTGGTCGTCAAAGTTGATAACTTCTAATTTGTTTTCTTCTGGGTCATCTTGGCCTTTACTGCCTTGCTTGTTGATCAGGCTATAGTAGAATGTTTTCAATCCCCATGCATGTGCCTGCATCAAGTTGCGGGCGATCAAGGTAGTTGGTACCTTACGGTCGCCAAAGTGTGCAGGATTGTAGAATGTGTTGGTGCTGATACTTTGATCCACATAGGCTGCAATAACTGCTGCAGTCTTTAAATAACCATCACAATCTCGTTGTTCCCACATGAGTTGATATCGATTTTTTAACTTGTTGTATTCAGGAGCCACTTGAATTAACGATCCGGCTTTGGATTCTTTAACAGTGATCAAACTCATGGGCATTTCGATTCCATTGGTCGAATTGATTACAACACTACTGGATTCAACCGGTGCCACTGCCATCAGTGTGGCATTACGCACACCATAGCTACGCATCTCAGCCCGGAGTCCTTCCCAATTCAATTCAGGTGCAAAGTTTGTGAGTTCGTTGACTCCTTTGGCCCGGCGTTCCCAAGGAAACACGCCCTTGCCATACCAGGTATGGTCTGAATCTTTGCAACGACCACGTTCTTTGGCCAGTTCTACAGTGGCTTCTGTCAAGTAGTAGGCTTGGTGTTCCATCCAAGTCTTGACCTCATGTAAAGCATCCTTTTCTCCGTATTGCATGCCTCGCTTGGCGTGCCAATAGGCAAGATTGGTGATTCCAATGCCCAAGGGCTGAATCTCGTCGTTTGAGAGTTGACTCTGTATGGAGAGAAAGTCCTGGTAATCAAGTATGTTACATAAACTGCGCTGAAGGATCCTGCAAGCACGGCGCATATCCTCAGGATTACGGAATGCTCCCCAATTAATACTGCCAAGAGTGCAAAGAGCAATGCGGCCTGCATCATCATCCAGGCGCTTAAACGATTTAGTTGGTAATAGGATTTCACAGCAAAGGTTACTCTGGTAAATGGTGTGATACTCGGTGTCAAACGGCCCTTGGTTCATGACATTGTCAATAAACACTAGATATATGCGGCCAGTGTCTGTTCGTTCTTTAAGAATACCTGACTTGAACACTTCTTCTGCTGACATTGTTTTTATGCGTAGGTCTTTACGCCGTTCATATTTGACATACAACTCTTCAAACAAGGCCGTGTTCTTGTAGAACGCTTCGTACAGGTCAGGTACTTGGTTAGGGTCGAAGAATGTTATGTTTTCTTTGTTTTTAAATCGTCTCCAGAATAAAGCACTAAGCACAACCCCATAATCCATATGACGGACTCGGGTTTCTTCTGTTCCTTGGTTGTTCTTAAGCACAATAAGATCATCAAACTGATAATGCCAAATAGGATAAAAAACTGTAGCACTTGCATTGCGAATACCTCCTTGACTGCAACTACGTAGATCACCAAACCATTTCTTTAAGAATGGTACCATACCAGTGTGCATTACTTCTCCGTCACGGATAGGTGCGCCCAACGGGCGTAAGCGACCAATTTCAAGACCGATACCGGCTCGCTTGGCCGCATACTTGGCCATCATCTCACCACTAGCAAAGATACTATCCAAATCGTCATCGCTACGGATAAGCACACAGCTACTGAACTGCTTAGTAGGAGTGCCAAGACCAGCAAGCACCGGCGTAGCAAGAGTAAACAATCCATCTGAGGCCGCATTGTAGTATTCCTTTATATAACGCATTCTTGCGCTGTTTGGTTCTTCTCGGTGAAACACTGTGGCGGCCGCAATTATGTAGCGAATCTGCGGAGTCTCGTAAATTTCTTTAGTGGCTCGGTTACGTACCAAATACTTTTCTATCAACTGTTCAATTGCAGCATAACTGTATTGTTCGTCTTTAGAATGATCCAGCATGTCGTTCATGCGATTCCATTCTTCTTGTGAGTACCACTCAAGAAGTTCTCGGGTGTATAGTCCAGTTGCTACATTCTTTTTTACAATGGTGTATAGATCCGGAACCCCATATGTTCCATACACATCTTTACGCAACATACTCAATCGTTGCTTGCCAGCAACAAATTGATAATTTGTATGACCGACGTCAGGATTACTTTCAACGTCAATTAAATCTACAATGGCTCTGAGCGTAATGCCATCAATTTCTTGTGTGGTAATACCATCATAAAAATGCAATTGTGCTTTGATTTCTATCATTGACTGACTGACGTCAGCAATTCCTTTACAGACTTTTGCAACCTGGGCTTGCCATTTGTCAATCTGCAGTGGCTCTTTTAGCCCGCTTCTTTTAACTACGCTTATCTGCATCTTTTACTTTCTTGTTCTAATTTTAAATTTTACTACTTAACTTGGGTTTTTTGAAACCTGCGAGTGGTATTAACTTTGGGTTTGTTATTTACAATCGAATCTCGGTTCCAATTAAGTATATATTTTTCTTTTGCCACGAGGACTAAATTAGTACCATCTTCGGCCAAAACCAGCTCTGTATCGGCCATATCTGCACGATCCAGTAGACTTATAGTATACATGATTCCAAGCCCGCGAGCAAGCTCACAATAGATGTTATCATTCAAAAGTTGCCAAGGATCGGGCCAATCTGTTTGGTCGTCCCAATGTAGATAATATGGTTGCCATGGGGTATCAAACCACCATTGATTAACGGCAGTTAATGCGGATTCTAAATCAAGAGTTTGGCAACGACTGCGAAGTTCTACCCAGGCTTGTAGCCTATTATCAAAAGTTACTGGCCACATTAAATCAGGCTAGGTAGTTGATAGAATAGTTGATTGTTCCGTTACCCAAGGTATTTTCAGCGGTGTATGTTATTGTTATTGTAGTGTCAACTTGAGTAACTGACAATATAACTCCGGTGTCTGCGTTTTGCACAAAGTCATCAGACCAAATTGGATCACCAGTTCCGTTAACTGATGATATTAACATGGTTCCTGTGCGGTGTGTAGTGCCTCTTGCAATGGTATAGTTGACTGCAAACGCACTAGTTTGATTTGTGGATACCGTAGTAACTGTATTGGTATCATCGTTGGATATTTCAGTTTGAGATCCACTTTGTCTTGTATAAGTTCCAGTGGCCAATACAATTTGTGAACCGTTTGTGTCAGCTACATAATTGATAGCTAAATCAATATATATTCTAGGAAAGTCAGCGGCCATTGCGTCCGTGCGTTCAAATAAATCGCTGATACTGACATTGTTGCTGTTGTTAAAAGCAACAACAGGTGTATAGGCAGTAGATCCTGTGAAGTGATTGCCGACATCATAAAAAATATTTTGTGCTGAGGCATTTAAATTTGAATATGATCCAAACACAATGCCTTCGACATAAATGTTGTTAAACACATTGTTAGTAATACGAATGCCAGTTGGTGCAACAATTGATGGTGCAGCAGTCCCTAATAATACTCCTTGATACAGAGTGTCAAATACAGAATTCGAAACAATGACGCCACTGACTTCATCGTTGGTATTGATTCCGTAGACTGTTCCATTGAATGTGCATCCGTCAAAAACTATTTGCTCACATGAATAAGAAGCAGTGGTATAGAAATCCACAGCTCTAGTATCAGGGGTATCAATGTCTAAATCGGCCACTGTCAGTGGCCCATTGAATCCTACGTTTTGAAAACGACATTTAGTGGCTTGTCCAACTAAAAATACGCTGGCTTCAGGATCAACCGTTTGAAATCCAAGATTGGTAATGGTAATATTTTGTGGTGGTGTTGCTCCACCAGATCCAATGTTGATTCCTGTCTGTTGCAGACTGTCAGCCGTTTGTGCCACATATGCTGCACCCGAGTCTAATGAAATTACAGAATTGTCTAGGCCTTCACCATACAGGGTAGCATAGGGAGGAATATTGATTGTGCCGGTTACTTTGTATACTCCGGCTGGGAAAAATAAACTACGACGTATCTGTGGGTTAACTTCTCTACAATACAATTGATACAACGCACGATTGATTGCTGCTGTGCAGTCAGTTGAACCATCGCCGACTGCACCAAAATCTAATACCGATGCAAATTGATCAAGCCAACTTTGTAAACTTAAATCAATTGGCGTACCCGAAGTAGGACCAGTTTGCACTGTGTAACCAGCGGCCAGTCCTTTGTAAGTGTAGGTTGTAGAAAAATTCAAAATATCACTGAATTCCGTTAAGATTTCAGTGTTGCCAATGACTGGTGCACCATCTTCCAAGGTGCCATTGCCAATCCAGAGTTGACGTGTGTCGGTACTCCAGCCAAACTCTGCGCCGGCTAGTTGTGGTAGATTTTCTGCTAAACCTTTACGGTTTGTAATTTGGGATATTTGAACAATGGCCAATTTAGTCTTCCTTGAATTCTATTCAGTATTTAGCTGGTTAGGCCAGTAGGTAATACTGCTCTAAGCGGCGCCACCATTGATCTGACCAGTAGTCAAAACGTTCGGGTTTTAATACGAATTCTTGGTAAACAGGGCGAGCAAGCGGGTTGCCCATGTCATCCACAGGCGGTTTAACACACATCAACACAACACCTTTGCGTATATTAGTTCCGTAAACTTCATTGTGTGCCAGGGCATACGCTGTTAACTGTAGATAGTAATCCTCAATCCATTCTTCGCGTTTGGGTTTGTTTGTTTGCTTGTAATCCAAGATACTTTCTTCGTTTAAGTGTAACCCACATCCATCTGTGGTGCCAGCATATAAACTAGGAAAATACAAGGGAATTTCTACACCCCAAATTTCGTTGACATTTTGAAGGCCGTCTTCGATTACAGTCTGTGCCATTGCGTGACTTGCCCACCCAAATGGGTTTGATCCACGTTCTTTTAATTCACCTTGTTTGATATAGTCTTCAAGGTAGGTGTGCATACGTGTGCCACGGTTAGCCGCTTCAGTGGTAATCTTTTGTGCGTTTTCTACTCCAACACGTTTGCGCCATTCGTTGAGCGCCTGTTTTTTTTCTTCAGGTTTGGTCCGGTCAAGAACTGTTGTTACACTAGGCAATCGTTTTCCATCTGGTGTAGCATAAAGACGTCGACCATCTTCAGTAACACGACTCAGAGGTTTGTAATCAAATTTTGGGTTATACATTTTCATCGTCAACATGGTTTACTTCTATTCCTGATTTTTTAAGAAACTCGGTGCCGGTATCATCCCTGTATTTTTCTCTGTAAAAAACACGCTTGATACCACTTTGAAAAATTAGTTTGGCACAATCCAAGCAAGGACTATGAGTAATAAACATATCACTGCCAAGGCCAGATTCATTCGACCTTGCCAACTTAGCGATTGCATTAGTTTCAGCATGAAGTACCTCCGGTTTGGTTGTTAAAAATTTTATGTCACCGTTGGGCCATTTAATTTCATCTTCACAATTGTTGTCCCAATCTGCTGGCATGCCATTATAGCCGATACTGATAATTCTATCATCTTTTACTACAATAGCGCCAACATGTAATCGACGAGCATGGCTAAGTTCAGCAGTGCGCTGAGCAATGTCCATAAAATATTTGATAAATTTACTTTTCAAATCCTAAAACTTTCTCCACATCCACAGCGGTCTCGTTCAAGAGGATTGTTAAATTCAAAGCCTTCGTTAAGACCCTGGCGCACATAGTCTACTTCGACTCCATTTAAGTATGCTGAACTCTTAGGATCAATCACTACAACAAAGCCATCTTGTTCAACTGCAATGTCTTCTGCATTAATGGTATCAACATATTCTAATACATAAGCAAGCCCTGAGCAACCAGTGGTCCGAACACCAAGTCGAATACCTACTCCTTGGCCACGTCGAGTCAAGTTAGATACAATTTTTTTAGAGGCAACATCAGTAACTGAGATCATCAGTGTTTTTTACGGTAGTCTTCGATTGCGGCTTTTATAGCATCTTCTGCAAGTATGCTACAATGTATTTTAACCGGTGGTAAGGCAAGTTCTCCAGCAATATCCGAATTTTTAATCGTTCCTGCTTCGTCAAGCGTTTTTCCCTTAACCCATTCGGTGACAAGGCTTGAGCTGGCAATTGCCGATCCGCATCCGTACGTTTTAAATTTGGCATCAGTTATTACTCCTTCGGTATTTACTTTGATTTGAAGTTTCATGACGTCGCCACATGCAGGAGCGCCGACCATACCGGTTCCAATCGAGTCGTCTCCTTTGTCAAACGAACCCACGTTACGTGGATTTTCATAGTGATCTATTACTTTTTCCGAATATGCCATTTACTTCTCCTGTTTAGTATTATAACATGTAATTGTTATATTTACAATCTTTTTGAACGTATTATACGACTGGTTCTAGGGTGTATTGTTTTCGAGCTTGATTTTTAGTAACTGCAAACAACCTATTTTTATACTCTAAACTTTCTGGGCAAAATTTGCACATGGTTAATTGTTTGTCAATCGTGGCCAAAAATTCAGCACCACGTTCTGGATACTCCCACGGCGATAACGGTTGATAGGAATTTAATATTGCTCGATCAGCGTCCGAAATATCAAATCCGTGTTGTTGATCAAACTCCGGGAACAATGCAGCTGGGCCACATTTATACAACCGGCCCTTGATCATATGGTAATTTTTATGGCGCCTAAATCCACAACTGTTGTGTGCCACATGCGGTCTACTGTTGTGTAGTGTAAACTTGCCCGTAACATCTCGTTGTATAGCACTGTCGTAAAAATCATATTGGATCCACAGCGGAATGGCAACTCGGTTTTCATCTATCCATGTAACATCAGACCCAAATACGTTGAGAGGATCATCTTTTTCTAACTTTGTAATGGTACCTTGAAGAAACTTGTAAACTTCAGTTTCAAACTCATCAATGGTGTTGGGATTGTGCCAACTGATGCCCATCCAGTTGCCATTGGCCTGTAGTGCTTCGTAAAGTCCTTTTACGTTGTTTAACCTTGTGCCGTTTGACAAGATCTGCACATTTCTTTTGAAGATACGATTGATTCCATATACCCAATCAAGTATGTCAGGATTAAGCAAGGGTTCCCCACCCAGTATCACTATCCGATCAACATCTACATACTCGGCCCATTTGGCATAGTCGGCTTCGTAGTCACTCCATCGTTGCCAGCCAGCAAATGAGTAGTTGTTAAATCGATTACAACCTTCGCAGGTCAAATTGCACACGTTGGTTATATAGAACTCAAGTTTGGAGAATAAGTGTTTTTTCATAGTATAGTGCATCATCTGATGATCAGATGATGTTAGATATTTACGACTAATGTGTTTACTGGCGACGTTTTAATGCCGCTTTGGCATTGCTGTCTACTACGGCCCGAGCTTGGTCTACACTCATACCGGTTTCGGCTTCGGTATTGCCTTTGAATCGAACCACACCCGAATTAGGTTCGAGTGGTTCTAGTATATTGCTTAATGGTTCTTGGCTGATTAAATCACCTAGGTTGGCTGAAGTAACGTTGACACCTAGGCTTTTGGCAGCGTCAATAAAAGCCTGTTGGCTAATTTGTTTTGCGGCGGCTTCGTCTTCGCTACGCCCAAGCAAAAACTGGCTTAATGCAGCCAGTCGTTGTGTGTTGGGATCTGCAACTTCTCGGATTAACATTATCTGCGTTCACGGCCTAAACCGGCTGCTTGTGCGGCGGCATCTAAATCAGCACCGGCTGCATCTAAATCATCAATTTCTTCTTCGCCTGGAGTTGGCAAATCGGCAGGCATTTCGCCTCCCATGTCCGGAGCGGCGCCCATGTCAGCACCAGGAACTTGTGGCGCTTGTCCAGTGATCACCCCAAGTGCAGCTTCTAACTGTTGCTTGGCACCTTGTAAGTTGCCCAGTAAGCCACTCAATGCAGCACTGGCATCAGCGTTGTATTGTGTGGCCTGGTCGACCCCAACTTCATTTCTAATTTGATCCAACAGGGCTGGCAAGTCTTTGAACTGCATAGCACTTACCTGTTCACTCATCTTCTGCACTTGATCAACCATGTCTTGGCTTGCCAACACAACTTGAGCTTGTTGAATTTCACTTGCTTCACGCAGGCGACGAGCACGACGGCCTTCGGCCATAGCCATCATGGTTGGGTCATTCATTTGTTTTTGCAATTGAGCAATCTCACCTTGCTTGGCTTTGATAGCATCTTGAATTTGTTTTTTCTTTTGCTGGATCTGTGCGGCTTGCATTCCAGCTTGTGCTTGAGGATTTGCGGCACCCGGAGTAGTTGCTGCTGCGGCCAGCGCCTGTTCCATCATGACCAATTTCAAGTATGATGGGTTACGCTCACTGTAGTGGAATTCTGGAGTGCGGCGATGTTCAGCAATTAAACCACGCACACGCTTGAGCATGTCTCGTGCTTGGCCTTTTGAAACAGTGTTGAAATCAACACGGTTGCCAAAATAGCTTTCAAAAACCTTAGCGGCTTGTTGTATTGGGTTGGCTACGGCCAGTTCTTGCAGTTTCATTATTGAATCCTCGTTGTTGAATATATTTAGCCCAGTTTACATATTTGTTTAACTGATTTTCCAGCATTTTCTTCTGTATAATTTTGCTTTCCAGCTTGGTTAGAATAATTTCTCTTAAATTAGGATCTCTGCTACGATCACCAATTGCTGCTCTGGTATTAATGTCGTTTTTAAGTGCTGTTAATTTATTATCGGTTCTTAGTATTTCGCGGGCTGTATTATACCCGTGATTTTTATCGGCTATGCACCAGCTAAGTGCTGTGCGTGTGCTGCTGAACACGCCTACTTCTGTAATGCCACAAACGACTCGATAACCGGGTAATCTGGGCTGTATTCGATAGTGCCCAAATACTTCGTATCCATCATCGCTTGGCCAAATTAAATTGGGTGCGATACTTTTAAATTCCTGGCGGAACATGCGTTCAAACTCTTGGTCTTGTTTCATTTAATAATGTAGTGTGAGATCATATAACCCAATGCTGCTATCAATGCTCCGATAGACCCCACTGCCCAATTGATCAGTTGAGTATTTCGTTGATTGTTCATTTGGCTTACACTGTCTTTGACTTCTGCGACCATATCGCAAAGATGTGCAATGCTCACGCTCATGGCAGTCATTTTATCTTCTAATGCATTGTAGCGTTCAGCACATAATTCTACGTGTGCTTCAAGACTTTTCTTTTCAATATCAGTTGGCTCAACCATGATTAATCTCCATCAAGTATTTATGGATATAGGTGCGAACCAAATATTCTGTCTAGCACCTTCGGTAATCAATACCGTAGCAATATCAGGGTTGTTATCGAGTTCACGTAGCATGGGCACACCGTCGGCATCGGCACGTAGCACCGATACTGGGTCTGTAGTCGGACCGTATACACCGTCAAACTCAGTTTCAAATTCAAACATCCAACGTGTGCCTGTTTGATCTGGTATAGGATCAGTCAACGCAAACAATTGGGTGCGTAAACTTAAAATTTGTGTAATTGTTTCCCAATTGCGTTGTTGGTTGCGACTGCGATTCCAAGACTCGGTATCGTGTATCAATTGCCCAGCATGGTCATGAAACGGCATTCGGCTTTGTTTACAGTGACCAGTTACTCCGGTGGCTGTGATATCAAACAAGGTTTGGCAGGCAAATTTCATTCGGGCCGCTTGCTTAATTCGTAAAGTATTTCCACTTGCTCACACAAGTAGTCGAGTTCAGTGTTGTCTCGGCGAGCTTGAAAAATTTCAACCCAGCGTTTTGATCGTTCTAAGTCTTTGAGTTCTTGTTGTAGTTTAGGGTCTTGCCAGTGCAGTTCTCGTTTGGTAGAACCAGGGTTTCGAGCATAGACTGTGCGGCCGCCATCTGGGCTTTCAAACACTGTGAGCTCTGTAATTTTGCTGACCATCATAATGTAGTATTTAAGTCATTGTCTCAAGAGCCGTAATAAAGTCAACAAAAAACCTGCCGACGGCAGGTTTTGTGTTTTATACAAATCAACTAATTAGATGCTAGAAAGATTTGTGAATGTTGCTGTGCCTGTAACGTTAGCAGTTGGAACACCAATTGCAGCGTTGGCTGATTGAACAGCAGCAACAAACGTAGAGGTTGTGTATGCATTAGCAGGGTAAATTGCAAAGTTCATAACTGTATTAACTGGACCAACTTGGAACAGAGCCACTGTAGCTGTTTGTTGAACAGCTTGTAACACGTTAGCAACATAACCATTAACACCACCTTGTGAAGCAACTGACGCATTAGCTGTTACGCTAAAGAAGTCGTACTTGGGACCAGCTGGGTTGAAAGGACCTTGAGCAGCGATGTTAGCTGTTTGTGCGATGTTACCGTTTAATACGTCTGTCGCAAATACTGGTTGTGAACCACCAGAAACTTTAGTAATATAAGCCATTTTTGAATCTCCTTAGTATATGGCCACTGTGGGCCTACTTTTATTTATACCTTTTGATAAAAATTAGGAGTTAGCCACTGTTTCTGGGTTGTTTCTTTGGCGATTTGCTGAAGTAAATCCACCGGCAAGACGATTTACAGCTTTGGCTATACCTGCCGGGGTGGCCATGACCCAGCCCTCTTGTCCCGGATGCTGTAGGTCTAACTGCTGAAGAACATCCATCTTGATATCGTGTAGTAATCCCCAAGCAGTAAATGCCGCAGCCATACCGGCCAAATTACTACGTGGACTTTGTAAGTATTCTACGATGTTCCGAAACTTCTTGGGTGTAACACGCTGTTGCAACCACGGACCAAAATCAGCCAACATGTTGTCAAATCCAGTGCCCACACGACTATTGATGTAGTCTATGCATAACTTGGGCAAGTCGGTGATTTGTAACGCACGAAGTTCTGCTGGGTCAAACAGTTGATCAATGGCGGCACCTTGTGCGCTATAAACTGTTCTCAGCTGTTGTAACAGTTCTTTGTTGGGCTTGACATTTTCTTTGGCATACACTGGCTCTAATAACAGCAATCCGGGAACTGTTTTAAATTTAACATTGCCAATAGGTTCTTTGGCAGCACCTGGTTCAGCATACCGGGTGTGCATGGCAATGCCAACTTCACTGGCACCAATACGCTTGCCCACATCACTGTTGGCTGGAATTTTGTATTCAATGGTGTTGGGTGTAAACACATAGTTGCCGGCTTCTAATGGAGGCGTCGCCATATACAACAGGTCACCTTGCACAAAACCTTGATAGTTTTTAGGCACTGCGGCATCTAACATGCCCCATAACTTATCATAAATTGGTGCAAGATCTTGAACACGGGTTGCTGGTTTACCTAGCGCGGCCGCATCTGCATCTCTGGCAGCCAAGTGTTGACGAACTTGTCGAGGACTTGTGAACAGGCCGTTGTAACCTTTGGCAGTAAATCCTGATACATCAGTTAGTATGAATGTTCCTGTGGCATCACGGCCAAATATCAGTGCAGGCTTGCCGTCCCATTTGACCGTAGTGGTTCGACCTGTATCAGCTGACGTGTGCTTGACAATGTCTATGGCTTTTTTAATGCCTGCACTGCCGTTGCGAAACACATAGTCTTCAAGATGTTCAATGCCCTTGGCTCGGCCACCTTGCACTTCAGCTTCAACAATGACCTGCATGCCTTGATTCACAATGCGGTCACGTAAACGTGCTAGGAAGTGAACATCTGATACTGGTCGATACAGTTCGGCACTTTCTAAAAATGGCAAGCCTTCACGTTCCATGTGTTGCTTAAAGTCGGCCAATTTGGCTTCACGTTGAGGGTCTGTGCTGAGAGCTTGTAATATTGCTTCAACGCTGGCTAGATCTTGTCGTGTGGCTGTTCGGTTCAACAGCATCTTGGCCACCCGATCTGGGTCGTCGGTAATGATTTCGTTGGTATTGCGATTAGCGATACCGGCTATTTGATTCAACTTGTATCCCATGCTTTTGGCTATGCTGTTCATCAGCACATTGCGCTCACGTCCTTTGTATTTGCTGTCAGCTGGCATAGCACCCAACACAAACTTTGACCAGGGCACATTCTTCAACAACATAAAATCTGTTTGAACATAGCCGTTGGCAGGATTTCCAATGATAGGTGTAAGGAAATGTACCGCTGTGCCGGATTTTCGAACATAGTCCTCGGGCTTGAACCCGTGACTGGCCGCCCACTGTTTGAGTCTGGCTTCTAACTGTTCTTTAGTAACTGTGTTGGCATCTACAGCAATGTCCAAGTCACCCGAAGTGTCTTTGATGCCAGTGCTGCCTAGTGTATTGTTTTGTAAATCTAGTCCAGGCAATAATTCTTCCAACCAAGCAAGAGTAGGTTTAACGTCTGTTTGGTTGATGCGCTGGGTCACAGCCTGACCTTTGGCGTTCTTAAATACGTTGCCGCCTTCTTGTAAAGATTGTATCATGCTAGTCCCAATGCTGTTTTAATTTGGTATGCTGTAGCAGGATCTTTTGCCATCTTTTTAATATTTTCAATTTGATTAGAGTTCAGTACCTTTGACAACGGAGTAAGTGAAGAGACTTGGCTACTGGGATTTTTTTCTCGTTGTAGTTTTCGCTGAGAAGCTGACAATTTTTGCATGGCTTGTCCTACCATTACTAGGTATTGTTCTACTGCTGTTTGATTTGCTTTAGGGTCTTGTTGAGTAGCAACAACTTGTACCAAGGCTTGATTTAATCCGCGGCTCATATCTGGCATTTTTTCTACATCAGCTAACCCAAGTCCAGAAGATTTATCTTCTACTTTTGATGCCGCCCAGTTTTTAAAGTTCTGAGCATATCTACTCTGCAACAGAGGAGGTGCCTTGATGCCTGCAGGTTTGGCTGTGACCGCAGGAGCTACTGCTCCACCTGCGGCAGGTTTGGCACCAGGTAAGTCAGCGAATGCTTCATTGGTTAGACCTCTTTGTTTGGCATCAGCGGCCGCAATTTTTTGTTGTAATATTTCATACTCGTCCGCAGATGGCAAGCCTGGAGACGACTTGGTAATTTTAGTAGTAGGTGTTAACCATTTTGGCGCTGTTTTTGCCGCAACAGTGTCTGGCATTGCTGCAGGTGCAGTTTGTGGCTTGGCCGCATGGAATCGCCCTGTTGGCATCTGTGTAGTTGTGCCGCCGGTACTGGAAGCAGATTTGTTGGCGCCACTCAACTGTTGAGCCAGTTGTCCAAATGAGTTTCCTGTTGGAGCAGTTGCTCGAGCACGACTGTTGCGTTGACGTATGGCGTTAGGGGTTTGACTGACAACTCCAGGTTGTTTTCCACCAGTGCGCTGTTTTGCCACTGCTGGTGCAGTAACAGGAGTTGGCGTGGTTGCCACTGTTGGAGTGGCCGCTGTAGTTGGCTGCGGCAATCCTGTTGTGGCCATTGGGTTAGGAATACCAGCTAGTGCATTAGTTGTTACGTTTTTATATGCAGGACCATAGCTAGGAGTTTTTGTAGACGTTGCTGGCACAACAGGTGCTGGTGCCACTGTTGGCTTGGGTGCAGGTGCGGTTGCAGCCGGTTGTGTCTGTGCCGTAGGCGTTTGTATTGACGGTCTAGGTTGCTTTAACCATTCTCCGGACAATTTCTTTGCCCATGCTGTCAAGTCGGCCTGTTGTTGTTGGCCCACTAGTCCTTGATAATACTTGTTTTGGGCATCGCCGTAGCCTCTTGCGCTGGTAAATGAGTTGGGCGTGTTCATAGCGACTTTGGCCTTGTCAAACGGAGCCTTGACAGCATTTTTAATATCTGACCCTATTGTTCTGGCTATATCGCCCAGGCCTTCTTGAACCAGTGTTATTTCATGAATTTGCATCGGTGCGTCTCACAGTGCGGGTAAATTTACCTGGATCACGCTGGCTAATGGCATTGATCAATTTACGCTGTAGATTTTGAGCATCGTCGCTATTGTAAGTAGAGTCAATCTGCTCCAACAAGCGTATAGCACTGGCTATCACGTTAGATGCGCGGTTTTCAATGACATGGCGCTGATCGCGCTCAATATACATTGAGTCTAATTCTTCTAATAAACTGCGAGTTTTCTTTTGCATTTTGAGCCAGGACCTTTTTATTATTTATTGGTTTTAGCAAGTAATTGAATCAAATAAATTGAACCAAATCTGGAAATGCTGCTTGCCAACTGTTATTTCTACGGGCGTCCCAAGTTTTAACAAATTGTTGCCAATTACTTGGCGAATCAGGCTCTGACAGGTTTGCTACTATTTTATGTATGATATGCTCTGCTGGGTATTTTGCTTGCACTAACTCGCGAATTGCCAGGGGCATTTTTGTCAAGGCCCATGTGCCCCAACACTGATGAATGTTAATTTCTGTTGAGTCTCCAAATAAATTGGTGTTTAAGTTATCTTTAATCCAATTTTCTAATCGATCAAAGTAATATGTATTGAGAAAATTAGCTGTAAATTCTACTCTAAACATCAAATTCCATATATCTTTGTTTTCTCTCAAACGAATTAAATTTTTACTAACTTTACTCCAGGGCAACGGCCATCGCACATAATCAAATTGTTCGTCAATGCCGTCTAAACTTGCGGCAAAAATTATTGTTTTAAATTTTTTCCATTCGTTGAGAACTGCATCATTGGGGTATATAGAACCATTGGTTGTATAGTGCAGTGTTACTTGTTCTGGATGTGGTATATGTTTTATAAATTTTAAATGGGTGTCTGTAAATAATGGCTCGCCACCAAAAAATCTAACATATTTTAATTTTGTCAACGATACTGTATTAACAATTTGATCAATTAATCTGTCAACGAGATTTTCAGATTTGACATTTATTATTTTATTGTTTAATTTTGACTCTTCTTTTGCCCATAACGAACTGCTGTCCTTATCACAAATTACGCAGGCCGCATTGCAATTTTTGTCTAAATTAATATCAATCGTTATTGGATCTTGAGACGTTTCAGAATCATCAATCCAGTCTGGTCCAGTTTGCCTTAAACTTTGTTGTCCTGCATTTTCTAATATTTTACAGACAGAACACCCAGGAGTCCAACTGTTGATTGTGTCGAACTCTGATTTACGATTTTGTAATATTTGAGAATCAAACGGAATTTTATTATAAAAACAACAAGGCCCTACTGTAACAGAATTATTTTTGGTTACATTAAATGAATAGCCATTAGACAAATATCTACAAAATTGATTTGGCATTATGATTGTTTAATTTGTCCTAACAACTGTTTAAGTTTAGCACTTTGCACGTCGGCAGTGACTTTACTGATTTCTCCAGTGTCAGAATCTATAGACTCTTTACTGACCATTGTGCTTTTTGCTTTGATTGAATCGAGCAAATTGCCCTTGGCAAATGAATTAACTGGGCCAGCATCTTCACCTGGATCAGTGATACGCATGGTTTCGATGTTGTAATCCAAGTCAATCTTTTGTCCTACACCGGTTGAACTACGCGATTTCATACATTGAATTTGATACTTGCCACGCTCACGCATGGCACGACTTGTAAAGATACCAAACACGTTATCCGCAGTATTAATCTTAGAAATACCGCCCGAAATATGACTGTGGTCAAATTCAATTTCTTCCACTGCCGATCTATTCAACTGCGAAGCTGTTACAAACAATACATTAAGTTCTTTGGCCAAGTTACGCAACTCTTCTGAAACATATTTGTCTTTAACAAACAAATCATTTGGACTGACCTTGGCACTAACTGGCATCAACAAGTCCAAATAGTCGCACATGACAAAGTCTATTTTAATGCCTGTTTGCACTTGCACTTCTTTGATGTAACTGCGAATGTCATTGATGTTGCTCTGTGCTGGCAGGGCCTTGATACGATATTGTCCAGTTTTCTTTGATACCAATTTGACTTTGAGTGTTGCTTGATCAATGTCTTTGCGAATTTCTTTTGTGCTCATTCCGGCCAACATGGCATCAGTCCTTAATGCACACAGTTCTTCACTGAGTTCTAAACTGATATACACTCCTGACAGTCCTGCTTGCAACCAACTCAATGCTATGTTCATCATGACCAAACTCTTACCCGATCCTGATCCTCCAGCAAAAATATTCAGTTCACCACGGCTGAATCCACCATACAAGATTTTATCCATCTGCGGCCAACCAGTGCTTACTTGTCCACCCGAGTTGAAGTATTTGTTAATGCGAGCACTAGGATCACTAAAGTAATCCGTGCCCATGTCTTTAGTGAGTGATATCTGCACCGCATCTTTGATTAATTTTTCTACAGGATCATACTCGCCCTTTTCTAGCAAGTCTGCTGATTTTAAAATTGCTCGCTCTAATTCTTGTCTACGAGTAAAGCCTTCAAACTCATCCATGAACCACTCAAAGTGCCCTTCGTTCAGATCTGGAATAACATTGAGTTTGACGCCTGTGCTGGCACTGATTTGTTCTACAGTAGGTAGTGTCTTGTGTTGATCGCTGTGTCGAGCAATAAACTCAGCCGCAGGACGTAAACTGCGATCAAAGTTTTCTGGATTGTAAATGTTTTGAACGCGAACATAACTTTCTGCGTCCTGCAACATCATTTCTAAGAACAAGCGTTGGACATCAAGTCCGTAATCTTTTAACAAGTTGTTTCTTCCTTAGTTCTATTTTAATTTTGCTAGTTTCTCTTGCTGACATTATAGTTAGCAAGGCTCCTAGACGTCCCAATTTTATCACAGCGTCATTGACGTCTTTGCAATCTTCTGGCCACTCGGGTATACTTACACTGTATCCCAATTCCACGGCACGATTGATCAAGTCTAATCCTGCTGTATCTTGATCTGGCACCACAACGACTTCTTTGCCTAAGCTGCGAATTAGTCTTGCCTGACTGTCACTTATGGTGTTATGCATCACTGCCAATCCACTGATGCTGAGTGCATCAAATATGCCTTCAGTAACAATCACATACTGCCAGTTGGTGTGTTGCAAATCTATGCCAAACACATAACCGGGTTGGCTATGATTGATATACTTGGGTATTTTGTTATCTAAAAATCTAGCAGTCCAACCTACAACTTTATCGTTGTAAGTAAATGGAATCAACACATAGGGCCTGGTCCAATGAACACCATCAGTCTTGATTGATGTCATTACCGGAAAGTCTTCTGGTACTTTTCTTTTACGAATATAATCCCAGTATAACGGAAACTCTGGTGTGACTACTTCAGCAAATGGTGGAAAATCATCCATCTCCTCGAACTCGATAGCACTGAGAGTGTTGAAAATCTTTTGTCGATCTTCTATTATGCCGTGTATGTTACGATGGCGTAGACTTTCGAGATTGAGCATTTCGATCTCAGTGTCTGGCACACCCATCCACGATAATAATCTTTTGGCTTTGAAACTTAAGGTACGGCCTAGCACAAAACTGGCTGTGTATGAGCAGTTGAAGCAATGGTAGCTCCAGCCCTGTTCAGTCGCTTTGATACCACCACGTCCGCGACGGTCTTGCGAATTACCGTTATGAGTGCAACATATCGCATTGAAACTAAGCCAGCCTTGTGGACTGGGTTTTCGTTTCGCAGGCAAATATTGAAGTATATCAAGCATTGCTACATTGTAGCAGATTTATCCGCAAACCGCAAGACTGTTTGGTATTATCTATAAAGAAGATCGACCACATAACCCGTGCTGATTATAACTGCAGCACCTGTTTGGTTAGGGTTATTTGGATACACACCGGCGCCCATGCCAGCATTGGGCAGGTACCAATAGCCCGAACCACCATTGGTCACTTCGATTCCAGTTACCACACCATCAGACACCGTGGCCACTGCGGTAGCACCTGCACCATCACCAATAAAGTTGACCTGTGGTGGTGCTAGATATCCAGTGCCGCCATTGGTAACTGTAACACTGGTCACTACACCATCTTCTGTGGTTGCATAGGCTATAGCCGGAGTTCCGGGCTGTGTTGGCACAGCAAAGATGCTGTTGTTGAAACACAAGCGCAAGATCGGATGCCATCCTACGATGTTCATATAGATAGTGCGGGTTTCGTTGTAATAGGTGGTCGATTCGGTTACGTTGTACCAAAGACTTTCGTAATTGGCTGCACCTTGCGCTTTGATTGTGCCAGTGTAGCCTACTAATGTCATTTGTATAGTGGTAATGGCATTAGTGGGTTCGATAAAACTGCTGTAGAATTCTGTGTTGGCAAAACTGTTCCAGTAGTTGCCGCCGTTGGGATTACCTGACCAATAAGTGCCAGGACTATAACTGCCCCAGGCAGTGCCATCTAAACTGGCCTGAGCACTCAATTTAGTTGTAGGAATTGTTAACGGAGCACTAGGAACATGTTGTGGCAGTATCGAATCTACAATAACAGCAGGTG